CGACTGGGAAAGTGTTGGAAAAGATAGACATCCACATCTCCCTAGAGTCGTTCGCCATGGCCCGCTCGCTACGGGTCTGGCGTGTGGATCCCCTCTCGACTGTCCGCTCTGTGGCCGCCTGGCTCGGCCGGAACCCCAACTTTCCTGGGAGGGATTTGGTGGCCGGGTCAGGAGGGGCCTTACATACCCTTGTGTTCTCCCATTTGCTCATGATAGACTGCGGATTGGCGTCGAATTGGATGGACAATGTGAGAGCCTTGGGTCAGGGCCTGGGCAAGGCCCTGATCAAGGGTAGCCAAGAGTCACTGGCTGAGGGAACTTACGTGCGCGGCTACGAAGTTGGCTGCGGAGACGTATTCCCGAAACAGTGGCAGGATGCCCTGGAGTCTGTGAGCTCCGGGCGGAAAAGTGCGCAGGAAGCGGCGGAGCAATTCTTTGACCAGGTAGTCGCCCGCGGCTCAAGTCTTATCGCGAACGCGAAGGACTCGGGCCGTAGTGTGCGGGATCGGTCCATGGAATACTGCCGGATTTTGGGGAGTGGATGCCCTGACATGCCGCACATTTCCGACTTCTTTGCAGCCTTCCCTAACCCCTTCTCCGAGAGGAACCACCTGGTCGCAATTATCAAGCGGATCCTTATTAAGAAGAAAGAGGTTGAGGAGGACGATCGCTTGCGCGAGGCTGCTGTGGCCCAGGAGATGGTGAGGATCCTCGAAGAGGAGCCGAATCCTGATGGGCCCGAGGAGATCCTGCGCTCCTGCGAGGAGCATTGCCGCAGGAAGAAGTTCACACGCCGCGACACCGATGAGTTTATGTGCGGGTCGAGGGAGTGTGTGGACGCGGCGATGCGGGGACTGGAAGGAATTCGGGAGTTCTTCCGTCTCAATGCCGATAAGTTTGAGAAGCTTAAGGCATTTGTTAAGAACGAGATGTATCCAGCTGAGCTGCTGAAGGCAGTCCGGTTCATAGTCTGTCCCTCGTTCTGGACTCGCGGAGCACTCCACGCAATGTTCTCCTCGGTAGGGAAGCATTTCTTCAAGGTATTCTCCCGGAATTCCGTCAAGGGTACTGACCAGGACGGAACGTTCGCGAAGATGGAGGAGGAGATGCGTGACTTTTCCGGGGAGGACAGTGCTTACGTGACTGTGGACGCACCGTCATTTGAGAGCCTGGTGGACAAGCGCCGCCGTCGGGACTGTGAGGGACCGACGGGGGTGGCAAGTGCCCCCGGTTTCATGAAGGGCATGATCCATTCACTGGAGCAATTCTACGATGTTGTTTCGATCTCGGGACCGTGGTTTACGGCTGTCCTCGAGACCATACGTGACTCAGGCAACGGGGACACGTCCCGCGGGAATTACGCGGACAACATGTGCATGTGCTTCGGATCACTTTCTCGCGCGCTCGGCATTGAGGTGGAGCACGTGGGGAGGTGGTTCAGGAATTGGAGACGCCCTTTTCTCTTTGAGGGAGATGATGGTGTTATTTGCATGCCACGTAAGTGGGCTGAGAGGTTCAAGGAGGCCCTCGAGGACAAGGGGCGGGCGGCGGTGGATCTGGTGTCTGAATGGACGGACACCACCTTCTGCAAGCTGACCTGTGTCCTGGTGGGCAGCCGCTTCCATATCCTGGCGAATCCGAT